AACAGAAGCAAATGGGGTTGCGAATGATGGGTCACCAAATGTCAAACCAGGTAGATTAACCTGTTGACAAAAGAAATTCACAGAAGGAATTTTCTGAATGGTGAAATTAAATCCATTGGGTGACAATGGGTTAATGTTCGAAGGTAAGGGGCAGCTAAGTGTTTTATCCATACTATTATTTAGTAAATGAAAAAAGGGAGAACCAAAGTCCTCCCTTAAAATACCGATCTTATTGTCGGCTTAATCAGCCGACACTTGATTACATCAAGTTAGTTACGGCAACCTTACGGTAGTAGTAGTTTACGTCCGCAGTCAAAGCACCATCGGTGTCAGAGTTATCCAACTGAACGAATGGGTTAGCAACTAGACCATAACGAGTCTTGAAGCCAATCTTTGGTTGGAAGCTGTTAGGATCAACAGCACGAACCATTTGCAATGGAACGTATGGGCAGTAGAACAAGCCAGCGTCAAACGCTGAAGAACCCTTGTAACCCATAGTGAAGAACTGAGTAGTTCCTTGGTTAGCAGTATATGGATCAACATATACTTTGTACTTGCCATTTAGAACACCAGCAAAAGTAGTGCTTGCTTCATCAACATTCAATGAAGTGTTAAGAGCAGGAGCATAGTCCAAAACACCAGCCATTGCCAAAGCACTTGCAACATCTGAAGAACAGATGATGAAGTTACCACGACCACGACGAGTTTGTTGAGCGATAGCATTGGCTTCACGTTCGATTTGGAACAATAGACCCTTGAACTTTTCAACAGACCAACGACCATTAGAGTCAGTGTCTAAGTCAAAAGTACCAGCAGTAGTAGTACCAACAGCTGCACCAACTTTAGCAGTCTTGTAGATAGTACGGATAACTTCACGATTGATTTCTGAAAGAATTTCAGTAGAAAGGATGTTGCTCAATTCGCCTTCAGCGTCAAGACCATGAACAGACTTCATGTCTTGTGCTAGTTCGATTGAGTATTCTGCTTTCAAAGCACGAGTCTTAGCAGTAACTGAACGCTTCTCAATAGAGAAAGCCATAGCACCGAAAGAACCGTCACCAGTACCACCTTGACCTAGACGTTCAGCTGCAGAAGTAGCCAAGCCAGTACCAGTAGTGTTGCTAGATGGATTGAAAGTAGAACCAGCATGAGTGCCAGTACCAGAGAAGTCAGTGTCAGCTTCGTTGAACAATGCTTCAGTACCACCTTGAGTGGAGTAGCGTGACTTCATTGCGAAAATCAAGCCAGTTGGTTGTGTCATTGGTTGAACACCGCAAACATCATAAGCGATAAGTTGTGGCATTGCACGACGAACCAAGCTGATCAATACTGGATCAAACTTAGCGAAACCGCCAGTGTCACCATAAGAACCAACAGCGTTAGCTGGAGCAGCTTCGTTCAATTCGCCCATGGCTTCACGACCACGACGCATTTCGATTTCTTGGTTTTCTAATAGAACAGCAGTAACTTCACGACGATACTGTTCCTTGATTGGGGCTGCGCCCTCGTGGTCCAATACTGGAGCCCACTTTTTTACGAGATCTTGACGAATAGTCATTTTGATTTCCTTTTATTTATTACGGTTGAGGACGCTAGTGTAAGCAGCCATGACTGGAGATAATTTCTTTTCTTCAGTTAGTGTGTCTACAGGAGCATCGGTAACTACAGACTTAACATCTGCTTGTGCTTTCTTAGTATTGAAATAGTTTTCACGAATAGTTTGTAACTTAGTCTTGAAAGTAGTTTCATTTTCGAAAGTTAATTCTTCAGCAAGACCTTTTAGCTTTTCAGCTTCTGTGTCAGCTAAACCATGTGCAGCTTCTTGAACCAATTCAGTACGCTTCAATTCACCAAGAGTTTTATTCAACTCGATGTTTGACTCAACTGTTTCTGTCAACTTAGCTTCTAGGGTTTCAACTTTCTCTTCTAGTGCACCAAGTACATCGAATTTCTCTTCAGGAATATCGATATAGTGCTCAACGAAAAGTTCTTTCATACCAGATACAAAACCTTCAAGAATTTCAGATTTCATACCATGCTCAAGGGCAATTTCATTCTGTGTCATCCACTGCTCGACAACGTAGTCGAGGTATCCATCAACTTTTTCAACCAAACCCTCTTTCATTACTTCAACTTGCTCAGCAAGTTTAACTTCATTCTCTTCATGAATACGTGCGACTTCAGTCTTAACACGACTCATAACAGCAGCTTCAAAAATTGTTTCAGCTTTCTGTCTAAATTCTTCACTTAGTTCTTCGCCATTGAAAAGAGCATCAACGTCTTCTTTCATGTTTGGCTTAGCACCAGTTGCGCCAGCAACTACTGGAGACTGATCACCAGCTTCAGCTTTTGCAGTAACAACATTTGGTTTCTTAGATGTACCCTTTGTGGCTTCATCTTCGTTGTCTACATTGTTACGGGCATGATCTGGATTTGGTGTTTCACCACCATTTGGTACAGTGTTAGTGGCAGTGCGCATGACTTTTTGGTCACCAGCCTGAGCACCATCTTTACCTGTGTCCATACCACCTTCTTTACCTGAAACTTTATATTCGTCTAACTGTTGTTTGTTAGACTCAGCAAGCATCTCGGCGATTTTTTGTTCGATTGACATCGTTTTTCTCCTAACTGGAATAGTTCTATATTATTTATTATTTAACGAATTTCACGAAGGAAATTCTTAAAAGCGAGGATCTTCGCTTCTTCTAGATTACGTGAAGAAGTTTTGCGAATGAATCGCTGAGTTTCTTCAATATGTTTTTCCACAAACTTTCCATCAACGAAAACCCATTCTTTACTTTCCATGATGCCACGTACGTAGGCATCAGGAGCAGATGGGTCTGCAACGATGTCTGCTGCTGTTGACAGCATAAAATCGTCCTGAACAATTTGTAAACCTTCATTATTTGTCTGAAGGGATCCAAGTGCTCGACTAGACACGCCAAGGTTTGCGCCACCTTCGAGCAAACCGATAGCGATTTTACCCATAGGTGTTTCTAGAATCTTTGCTTTGCCGATATAGTTAGTGCCTTCTTTACGCAATGAAGTTATCAAGTGAGAAACACGATCAAGATTGATCTGTGGATTTTCTGGATGACCAAGTTCACCGTATGCACGATTCTTTTCGACATATTCTTTAATGTAACGACCGACTTCTTTATCCATAATTTTTTCTGGATACATACGACCATTACGGTTTTTCAATTCTGATTGAAGGAATACACCTTCAATAAAGTGAGTCTTACCTTTACCGAGTGCACTTTCGGTAACTAGGCTAACTGGATTTTCTAATACTTCTCTAATAAGTTTCATGATTATGCCTTATCTGGAGAGCCAGAAGCAGTAGTTGAAGCACCGACACGAGTAGTGTCGTCATAAGAACCATAAGTAGCTGGTTCAACTTTAGTAGCGTATCCACCAACTTTACGTATCTTTAACCAGCACTCTGCTTGTGCGCCTGATATTGTTACAACAATATCGCTTGTATTTCCAATAGTATCTGGAATCATATTTTGGCCACCAAATTCTAACATACCAGCAGCGTCAGCTTGTAGTGTCATAACAACAACTGAATTACGAGTGATGGTAACAATACCACCAGAAGCACCAGTCCATGTTACACCAAAAATATTAGCAGTTTGTGTTCCACCATCTAGTGCTTGTGTAGTTGCAAGCAAATCTGTAGCCAGTGAAATAGTTGCAGAAGCTGCAGTTCCAGCAACCTTTACAATGCTTTCTTGGTTTGCGTTCTTTAGAACAGTTTTTACGACAGCCATTTTTTATTGTTCCTCTATACGTTCAAGCACATGAAAGAAATTTTCTTTACCTTCTCTCATGTACTCAATAATTTCTTTTTGGTCTTGTAACAAATTATTTAGTAACTCTTGCGTAGACTCATTAATTGCAACTACGGAACCATCGGTTAGTTCATAGTGAACCTTACCTTCAACTACAACATCTAGTTTGTTTAGTTTACGAATATCTTGAACGATTGGGTCAATTGTAAAAATATTTGAAGAAGCAAGTTCAACGTATGATTCTATTAGAGTATCGGTAACTTTGATATCGTGATATTCTTTAATGATATTTGCTATACGGTTTGCTGTAATTTCTTCATAAACCTCTTGTGTGACAGTCTCTTCTAAATTATCTGAAGTTTGTTTTGTCTTAATGTATGTTCTTGCTTCTTCAATCGTTTTGAAATCAGTTTCTACATTGTTGATATAAATTGTATCGTTTGAAGTTCTCTGAATTAAATTTTCATATGAATGAAATGTCTCAACAATGTCCAACCCAGTGAACTTGTTAAGAACAGATTTAGAGAACTGACCGTAGTACATATTAACAGTTATCCATCTTTTTCTTTTTGGCTTCTTCGATTTCTTTTTCGCTCATGCCAGTTTCTTGAACGTCAGTAGCAGCTGGAGTTTTTAGCTCATCCACTTGACGGAAAACATTGGATGTGCTATTAGCTTGATCCAATGATTTTAATACAGAGTTAATTAGATCAGACATTTTGTTTCCTTACTCATGATTATTTAATTCGTAGTATTTCACTTTAAATTGCCACCTTTGGCTTTAGTCCTATTGTAATAGTCAGGACCTGATGCCATACGATTTAATGCTTTCCCAATACCAGCTTTACGATTTGCTGGCAGTCTGCCATGTGCAATATCTTGTTGCCAGTGATAAGGCAAATCTTTTTTACTATCTTTAGTTGGGAATTCTTTTTTCACTGCCTTTTTCGAAACTTTATTATAATATTTTTTAACAAGATCTTGAGAAATTTCATCCAATTGTTCATAGTCTTGTTGTTCTTCTTCAGATAAAGAATTCCATTCTTCTTCAGAGATAATCTCAACTTCTTCTTCAACAAAAGATTGTTGGTTAAATATATTTTGTGCAACAGACGCACGCATAGTTTCTAAACGTCCAGCAATCTTTTCTGCGATGGCAGCATTGAAAGAACTTTCAGTTCCAACAGTATCGCCAGTGGAAATAGCATTAATTAAATCTTTTACATTACTCATTTTTAAATTTCCTTATTTTGCTACAGGTTGTTCATTAGGATCTGGTATGGCATTCTTGACAACATAATTCTGTTGAGCAGTTTGTTGTGCACCAGCCACAGTTCCATCTAATTCAGCATGCTGAACCTTAGTATCATTGTCTTCTTCCATCTCGCCTTCCATTTGTTCAATGTCAGCATCAGTTTGCATGAGAACATTTTTACGAACCCACTTTGACGAGTAGTACTTACCAATGTATGGATCAAGTTGTTGTAGAATAGTAATACGATTAGTCAACAACTCAGCATCTTTTAATTCATTAAAGTGATTATCTTCTTGGAAGTCATAAGTGATATAGTGAGTCATATCTTCCCACTCATCAGCACTAATGATTCCTTTTGCTACTAACTGTACACGTAGTGTGTCAGAAAACAACAAAGAAAATCTTTTACGTAAACGAGAAATAAATTTACTAAACTTAATCTCATCACGAGTAATTTCTTGTGAGCGTCCAAGGCTAAATCCTTGAGACTGCATCATACGAGACATGGGCACGTTCAATGCCTGATATAATTTTTTCTGGAAGTATTCGATGTCTTGAATGTCGCCAAGGTTTTGGCCACCTGGAAGAGTAGTAATCTCTGTACCTTTACCACCTTCACGACGAGGCATCCAGAAATCTTCCATCATTGAAAGATGTTTACGATCATCACGCACTTCACCAGTAGTGGCATCGTAAACAACTTTATTTCTAAACTTGTTCATGATATCATTAACGTATTGTTCAGCCTTTAATTTAGGCAGATTACCAACGTCAACATAGAACACTCTACGTTCTGGCGCACGAGAGATACGGTAAATCACAACCGCATCTTCAATCATCTTTAATTGGTTTACTGGTTTGATTGCTTTATGCAATGGAGACAAAGTCATCCCAGTATTTGCATCTTGTAAACCAGAAGGTGCAAAAACAATCGAATCTAGTGAAAGTTTAACACCTTGTGTTGATTGCTCAGTAATCCCTTTATCATTGTACAGAAAGTATTCATCAACTTTCTTTACAATTTCAACACCAGCAGGACTACGTTCTTTGGTTACGTTTTTAATGCGACGGATCTTTCTTGGATCCACATAACGCATTTCAACAATACCTTGTTTAACATTCTTTTCATCAATGAGAATATGATAGTACAAACGACCATCTATATACCAGGAACGAAATATATCATGTCCCTTAATATTAAATTTGAACAGGCGCAAGACCTGATCAAATTCATCTCGAATTTTTCTCTTGATACCATCAGAAACTTTCAGGTTATCTAGATTTACCTTAACTGTCTGTTCATGCTCATCAGAGATAATGGCTTCGTTGACAATGTCTTCAATTGCAGCGTCGCAGTCAGCATATTGTGCTGCCTCGCGATATCTGCGAATTAAATCATTCTCATTCTTAACGACACCTTCGACGTCCATGACCATGCCATAATAGGCACTGGCAGAAGCGACTACAGTAGAACCATCATCAGATGGGGGAGTTACTACACTCCCCACATCTAATTTTTCATTCTTTCGTTTTATTTCAAAGCCAAAAATCTGCATAACTAAATTTTACCCAATTTTAGATATTGATCGGGAATGTACCTATTGGAGTATTAACAGAAGCATTAACTCCGAAACTATTACCTTCAGTAGAGTTACTAGTGAAGAAGTTGTAAGTAAATTCAATATCAAAAGTTTCAATTTGGTTTTGTTGCTCATAGTCAAGAGCAATTGCGCCAATGTTTGTTGGGTACGCATCAGTGAATTTGTAAATCTTTACAGAAGCACCATTACGATCCAATTGGTGGACGTTCAAGTCAACTTGATAGTCACGTGGGTTAGTACGACCAGTAGTTGCAGCATAGTTCTGAATACCAGCTTGCCACTGTTCAATAGCATTTCTGATATTGAAAGAAGTATCAGTATAAACTGTAATGC